TACCGAGGACATTTGCTCCGCCAGCAGTTCCAGCATTATTGTATATTGTAATTGTTGGAGCAACCCTCATTGAAACTGTTATGGGAGCAATTCCGAACGCTTGTCCCGTGTCATATCCTAAGAACCAAGCCAAACCAGCATCGTTACCAGTTATTGCATCTGTCTGGAAATAGTATCTCTGACAAGTAGCCAATTCATTTTGAATAGTTCCCCCAGCGCGGCTGAAGGTTGTGGCATAAGAACCGAGTTCTAACTGCACAGCTTCAATCTGAAACCACTCATTAGCCCCAGCAGTTCCTGTTGGCGTATAAGTAAATAACAACATAATTTGATTTACTGTTGAACCTAAAGTGACTGTCTGTGTATAGCGTGTCATAGTAGTTGTTACTGTATTTGTTTGTGAATTATTGACACCGCCAGTCCAGCCCACGCTAAATAATGATGCAGCACTTTGATCTGTTCCAGTCCCTGTGCGGATTTGACTTGTCAACGACAATGGAGCATTTGCACCTGCTTTAACATAAAACGACAAAGTAACTGTTTGACCAGCAAATCTTTTGGCATCAAGGCTTTCAAAAGCAGTTCCTACATAAGGCTGACCTGTATTGGTTTGACCTGAATTACGGCCAAAACGCATCCCGTAAGTTAATCCTGTTGTGTCTGCTGTTTGTCGCGACATTGTGCAAGTTGGTGCTGTACCTGTGCAGATACCAAAAAATCTATCTGCTGACGGATAAGTAAGAGTTCCTGCAAAAGTTGCAGATGTTGAGCGTTGCCACACATCGAAGCCGCCGTTGATGGTAGCGTTTTTACCTGCTTGGTAGGACAAAGTGCTTGTCTGCAATAGGTTAATTGTGCCATTGGTCGAATTGATATCGTCAGCGGAAAACACATCTCCGTTTGCGTAAGTAGTCTTTGTCGGGAATCCAACTGGCATTAGCACACCTCTTTCATAGGGTCAATTCTAGTACATAACATCGAGCAAAGCCTCCTGCGTGGCAATAGTTGTAGTCCATGTGTTAGGGGTGATGTTGTGAGCAATTCCCTGCACTTGGAGTTTCTTCTGGATAGTTGATCCACCAGGTTGCTCATTGGTGATGTCTACTGTGTCAAAGAAGTCAAGGCTTAAAGCTGCTGTGACTCCTGCTGTGTAGGACGGAGTCACCAAATCCAGAGTAATTGTTTCAATACGGATAGAAGTTTCTTTGCGAGTATCGACATAGGCTGTTGCTAAGGCTAGGGCGTTGGCATCTGTCTGCATGAGCATATCTGTAGCTGTGATGGATCGTGTGAAGTATTGAGCGATAGATGTGGCATCTGAGTAGGTCTGTGCTGTGCCACCTGTGCGAGTCACAGTTGCCTTGTTCACGATTGTCTTGTCATCGAGTGCAAAGGTAATTCCTGCGTAGTTAATTCCTGTGCCAGTTTGATTGAAGATTGTTGGGCTAGCTGCCTGTGCATCATAGACGAACTGTCTGCCCTTAAAGGTTGCTACGCCATTGGCATCAATGTAGAACGCGCCCTGCTCTGTGAACTCAACTGTATGAATTGCATCAAGGACTGTGCGAGTTGTGCCAGGGTCGGCTATGCATGTTGTAGCGCCTGTGCCAATGCTGGTAAAGGCTGGTGGCCATGCAATCATGGTCAGGATAGATTGAACGCGCTGTGCAGTAGTCTGCCCTGCTGTGCCGCCTGTGACAGTTGTGATACCAGAGTTATACATTAAGCGGAATGCGTCATAACATATAAACGTGCAATAGCCTGTTTCTTGTCCTGTTGGATAGGTATAACGATATTCTTGAATGTAACCACCGAACAAACCATAAGTTACGCCATTGTAAGTTGCCGAGGCTTGAATCTTACGCAGAGGTTGCAGCAGTCCAAACAGAGGGCTTGCAGTGTTCTGGGGATTGAACTCCCCAGTAGGATCAACAATTCTAATAGTTGCTTGACCTGACTCATATTTATCTTGCAGAAGGTTGCGCCCTCGACGTGTTGAGATATTAGTAGTCTGTGCAGAAACATCAACGATAACTGGGATGGCAGAAGCTAGTTCTGCAAAGCCTAACTGTGAAGTACCCAAGATAAACGGATTACCGAATGATGCTCCACCCGATAGATTTATCTTGACCGATAGCGTTGCTGGTAATGCCATTATGCATAACTTGTCGAATAGTTAATTGGGATGCCAGAGGCCTGATTGTTGTAGATGGCATTGGTCACCATAGATACCAAGTCACGATCTGTAGTGACTGAACCTGCCACATTGATATTGACTACTGGCGCACCGCCACCACCAGCTTGTCCTGCACCTGCTAGACCACCATAGTTGTTCTGTCCTAGATTGGTCATGCCGCTACCGAAGCCCTCATAACCGCCTGTAGGGGGCGTAAAAGATTGGAAACCCTGTGAGGTTGGTGTAACACCTATGCCCATCTCTCTTAATGTATCTCGCTCGCCTAAAGCAAACTTGCCAAAGTTAAGCATCACATCTAATGCGCCAAACATGGCTTTTCCAAAGTTTTCTATAGCGTCAGCTGCTGAGTTGGTTTTCATAATCTGACCTGCAAGGGCTGCGTTCTGATCATGGATAGCAATAAGCGACTTTAATCGCATCTGTGTTTCGCTATCTGTTGCCTGATTAAGAGCTGCAAATAATCCAATGCGTTCTACGTCAAACTTCTTCTCAAGTTCTTTGAGCGCTAGTTCATCGCCTGAAAGGACTAACTTACGAGTCGTATTGTCATTGTCAATCTTCTTCAAATCGTTCTGTTTCTTTTGAAGTTTGATTGCTTCCTTAGCAGCTTTATCAATAGCCAAGCGTTCGCCTGGTGATTGCTGTGGAATGCCGGCGTTTCGTGTTTTAGTAGATGAACCTAACTTACCTAGCAACCCAATTATGTTGTATTGAGCAACATCGCCAATAGCGCCAAATAAATCGTTAAGGACTGGCAGCGAGTTGAGTTTAGAAGTCAGAACTCCGATGCCATAAATGACGTTACCAATCTCGGCAGCAAAGCCTTCCATTGCTGTAGTTGCTCCGCCAATACCTTCTTCGCCAGCAATAAGCTGCATAGCATCAAGTAAGTCTTTTCCAATAATTTCTTTAGCGTTCTCGGATGCAACTGCTAGGCGAGCCATCGATCCTGCGTAACCTTCAGCAGCAGCTAGCGCTTGACCTTTGAACTTGTTTGTCAATTCTGTAATAATTAAATCTAAATCGCCAGATGCCAAAGTAGCTTTAGATAAACCTGCACCTAGACGGCTAAGAGCTGTGGTCTGACCACCATAAGCCTTTGCAAGTGCCAAAGACACAGCGCTTAAATCTCTGCCTGTGCCGGCTGCTATGTCAAGGGCTAGGGCTAAGCCATCCTGTGACTTTCTTACATCGCCTGTGGCTGTTAGAAGGGTTCTAAAGGCTGGGCGTAGGTTGTCATCAAGCACACCTGTAGCGCGTTGTAAGTCTGCAATAAACTTCTCAACCTCGATGGCCGCAAAGGCATTACCTGTATTGGCTAAGGCTAAGGCTAAGGATCGTGCAGCCTTTTCATCTGCTGCAAATGCTTTAGCTGCGTTCTTACCAAAAGCCAACAATTTGCCAGCAGCAAAGACTCCAAGTAATTGCTTGCCTAATCTTCCTACTGACTTCTCGAGTTTCTGAGTCGCTGTTTCAGCTTGTTTAAACGCCTTATTGCCTGTGTACTGGGCTGCAATATCAATTACTACATTGGCCATTATCGCTTCCCTACTGTTGCATTAAACTTCTTACCTGCGGTATCTATGGCCTTAAGCACAGCCTTTGTAGCGTTGCCTTGGTCATTCTCCCACGCACGATAAATTAAACGTCCACGATTCTTGCCAGAGCCTGTAAGTGGCCCCATTGATTCTGCAAAGTTAGGGCGAGCAGATGGCTTAGTGCTAGGCGCTCTGCGACCTGCTGTTTCATAAATTGCACCAGCGGCAGAACGATTGCGAATCTGAGCTAAGGCAGTAAAGCCTTTACGATTAGGTTTAGATGGCGTTGTTTTGTAGCCAATGCCGCGCTTTACAATAGATGCGTTAAACACAGGAAACTTGCCACCCTCACGCGCCCAGTTACTCAATGGCGAACCTGTGACAAATCCTCGAGCCTCTTTCACAACAGGCTTAAGGATGTTGGTAATTTCCTTTTGTGTTTCTTTGCCTAATTCTGGAGCATAGTTACGAAGTGCCTTGCGAAGTTCAAGACCGCCCTTTACGCTTGCTGGCATCTCTCATCTCCTTCGCTTCATCCTGTAGAACCTTGATTAGGTTCTTTAGCATTACTTCATCTAGCTCTAATAATTGTTGTGGCGCGATCCCGAGTCTGACACTTAATTTAGCAATCAGATAGGTGATCGAGTCGCGCCCTAAGCCAAAGGGTCATCATCTAAGACCTCGACTACTGTCAAGGTT